TTGGTTGGACAAATCTAATATGCCTGAGACTGGTAATCAGATCAGAAGAAGAAAGGGACAAGAGATGAGAGCAGGGAAGAGACCCTACCCCAAGTATCCATCAAAGGAGTCAAGGATAGCAGACACTTCAGGTATGTTTGATGATGATGGACTATATGTTTACCCACCTAACAGTGGGTTTAATTGGGTGGAGAAAGTAGATCCTGATGGTAAAGGATATCTTCCAGGTGGTAAAGTATCATAGTATAAAATATCATGAATTTAGAAAAAATTGAGGAGTTGTGGGCAAAGGACGCTGAAGCATTCTTTGATCACAGGGATTTACCAGAGTTGCTTGCCAACGATAGTATGGAAACTCCCAGACTACATGCAAAGTATTTGCAATTATACAATGAATTTAAACTTATGCTGTCTGACGCACAGACTAAGTACAATAAATTATATAAAGAGAAGTGGTTATATTACAACGGTAAGGCACCATCACAGGTATATGCAGAGAAACCCTTTGATCTTAAGGTACTGAAGGGTGATCTTGATATGTTCATCGATAGTGATGATGATGTATGTCGAGTCAAGCAGAAAATAGACTACCTTGAAACTTGTATAAATTCTATTGATAGGATACTTAAAGAGATCCACAATAGAGGATTTGCTATTAAGAACACTATCGAAATTGTAAAGTATTATGGAATTCGATGACCACCATCATAAAGAAAAACGAAGTCTTTCTGAAGGTGGAGGCAGAACCCCATCTTCATAAAGAATTAAGTGAGCATTTTCAGTTTGAAGTGCCTGGTGCGAAGTATATGCCAGCAGTCAAACGAAGATACTGGGATGGAAAGATAAGATTATATTCACCTGGTACTGGTGAGATATACTGTGGACTATATGATTACCTTACTGACTACCTAGAGACTAAGGGGTATGAATATGAGGTAGAAGAAGATAAATACTATGGTAGACCTAATGAGGTAGAAGAGTATGTCACACCTGAAGGCACAGCGGCTTTTGTTCGTGCTCTTAGGATCCCCTTTAAAGCAAGAGATTACCAGCTTAAGGGAATTTACTCTGCGATTAAATTTCGTCGCAAGCTTTTATTATCCCCCACGGGATCGGGCAAGTCACTAATAATATATGCATTGGTGCGTTGGCACCTATTGAAGGACAGACAGATATTAATTATAGTACCAACTGTGTCTCTAGTAGAGCAGTTGTATAAAGATTTTCAAGACTATGGTTGGCATGCTAAGGATGTCTATAAGATCATGGGTGGAGTAGAGAAATATACAGATGAGTCAGTAGTAATTAGTACGTGGCAGAGTATATACAAGGAGCCTAAGAAATTCTTTGAAAGGTTTGACGTTATCATAGGTGATGAAGCACACCAATACAAAGCTAAGAGTCTTACAGGTATCCTTACCAAGTGTATGGATGCAAAGTATAAGATTGGATTAACTGGTACCTTAGATGGTATGGAAGCACACCAACTGGTACTTGAAGGACTATTCGGTAGGGTTGATAGGGTAACCAAGACAGCTGACCTGATGAAGAAAGGACACCTTACACCACTGAAGGTGCGGATTGTACTACTCAGACATGGGTGGGTACCCTTTGATCACTATCAACAAGAGATGGATTACCTATGCATGCACACCAGACGTAGTAATTTTATATGTAATCTGGCACAAGATCTGAAGGGAAATACACTAGTCCTATTTAATTACATAGAGAAGCACGGAGAACCTCTATGGGAAATGATAAATAATAAGGTAAGTAAAGATCGTAAACTTTTCTTCATACATGGTGGCGTTGATGCCATCGAAAGAGAAGAGGCTCGTAGCATATGTGAACGTGAAAAAGATGCTATAATATTAGCATCATATGGAACCTTCTCAACTGGTATTAATATCCGTAATCTACATAATGTTATCTTCGCATCTCCTAGTAAATCAAGGGTGAGGAATTTACAGTCTATTGGTAGGGTATTAAGGAAGGGTGACAATAAAGCACAGGCAATGTTGTATGACATTGCTGATGACTGCTCTAAGGATCATCAGTATAATTATACACTTCGTCATCTTGCCGAAAGGATCAAGATATATGATGAAGAAAGTTTTGATTATGAAATAACCAAAGTCAACCTAAAGAAATGACAGTTAATTACATTATCCACGATCAAGAATTCTTCGGAGTTATTAAACTTAAGACAGGTGAAACCATACTTGGCAGTATGATTGCTACGGAAGAAGATACTAATCCTGGAAAAACAATATTTTATATACAAGATCCTGCTTCACCGCACAACCATCAGGTTGAAAAGAATAATGAGTTGGGTATTGCTGTTGGTCTCCTGAAATGGATGATGTTTTCTGATGAATCTTTCTATATGGTATGTGAAGATGATATAGTTACTGTAGCTCCTATGGCTATGGATGCTATACTCATGTATAAAATGTGGGTGAGGAAAGAGAAGGGTGCAAGTAAGAACGAAGTAGAGATAAAGATCAACAAGAATATGGGACTAATTGGCAAGGTATCAGATGCAAGATCTAAGTTGGAAGACTTCTGGAAACGCACTCATTCTTGACATTAAGTCTAATTTCTTATATAATGTATTCAGGTGAGATAACTATATGGCAAAAGCTGTGGCACGTAAACAAAAGCAACATTACGTTGATAATAAGAAATTTCTAGCAGAGATCACAAAGTATCGTGAGGCAGTTGATGAATCTCGTCGTTTAGATAAAGACAAACCGAGGATACCACACTACCTTGCTGAATGTTTTTTAAAGATAGCAACACATCTATCATTCAGACCTAACTTTATAAACTACATGTATAAAGAGGACATGATCTCTGATGGTGTTGAAAATTGTGTCCAGTATATTGATAACTTTGATCCTGCTAAGTCAAAGAATCCCTTTGCCTATTTCACACAAATAATTTACTACGCATTTCTCAGACGTATTGCTAAAGAGAAGCGTCAGATGGATATAAGAGATAAGATAATAGAGAAGAGTGGGTATGAGCAGGTCTTCCACTCAGATAGTAATGATGATCATGCTGATATGAATCAGATCAAGGGTCGTATTGAGACAAACATGAGGGGATAATGACTGATTTATGGGCTGGTTATAGATCAGCAGTCTTTGATGTGTTTCCCGACTTAAAATTTGAATCTAATCATGCAACGTGGGAGAATAAGAAAGGCACTAAGTTAACTGCTGATCTATACAGTGGTAAGTATTTTCTCAAGTCTAGGCATGTAGATATATGGGACGGAAAGAAGCTTAATATACACAACAACATCATCTATCCTAAGACACCCAAGGTGGGACAGGAGATAGTCCCTTGTTTTGGTATGGATCTGATGGGATTCAGTGATAAGAAGGTTATAATAGTATTTGATTTCCAACATCCAACAGAGAATTATCTTTTAGATGTACCACCATTACCTAAGACAGAAGAAACCTATCGTTTCTTTGAGAAGGGTAATCATTTTTCTAACAATATTTTTGTAAGATACTGTAAAGCAGATGGTGTTGATACATTCCTACCCACATTCAAATACTATCTGTCTCTCTACAAGGAGATGATAGAGAGGACTAAACCTACTGAGGAGGACACTAGTTTCTATAAGGACTTTGATAGTTATATGATACGGTTGGATCCTATCTCAGGGTATCTGGGTAGTGCCTTTGGTAAAGAAGAGTCAGAAGAAATAATCAAGGAATTCTTTTTTAGTTATGCAGAATGATTTAGTACAAGACATAGCATTATTGCTATCATATACTATGCAGGACTTCCCTGATGTGGAGAAAATGAAGAGTCCTATTCCTGAAGTAAGTAAGGAAGGAATCTCTATTAAGAATACCATGTATAAGACTCCTGTCTTAAGGAAGATGCACCTTGAGTTGGCAGAGATTAATAACATGAGGATACTACACTGTGTATTATTTCCTGATGTTCACTACAACTTACCTATATTTGGGTGCGACATTGTTGCTAATGAAAAGACAGTGACTGCTGCTATAGTTGATGTGTCACCTGTACACGGTGTACCTGAGACTTTCTATAATAGTATCAGAGATATTAGTAATAAGGTTAGTTTTAATGGTAAAAGACCACTACCACTATGGGGTGATGAGATCTTCTCACCATACTGTAAGTTTACAAGTCTGAAGGAAGAAGAAGACATGGCAAACTTCTACTGTATTGTGCTACACTATCTCAATCTGTATCGTCAAGCGGTATTGGATACTAAAAGAGATACCTTCTGGGTCGATGTTATGAAAAGAATCGATGACCAGACATGGTATTGCAAGAGTCAGAAAAGGAATGATAAGACACGTGGTATATTAAAGTCATGGTTTGATGAAGAATTTGCAGACATGTATATGAACGAGGTATTATTTGATGAACCAGATATTAAATCTATTCCCAGTCCCAGTTTTGAAGGGCCATATTGATCCTCCTGAAGGATTGATATCTGAGTTGGAGGAAATGTATTCCAATTGTAGTAAAGGGGTGTGGGCATCAGAATCTAACGTATCTACTGGTGAGTTAGGTATGAATCTCCATGAGAATTCACCTGGTGTCCGTAAGTTGGTTGATCTGATGATAGAATCTGTAATAAAATATTGGGACAATACCCTAGAGTATGCACCTGCTAACATTATACCGACTGCATCTTGGTCTAACCTACATGGTGAAGATGACTGGACTGGTGAGCATTCACATTGTAATGGTAGACTAGGATGTCATATAGCATCTGTTTACTATCTGGAGAAGGGTGAGGGTGGTAATATTGAGTTGGTTAACCCATTAGATTACATTCATAGGCTTACCCCCTTGAAAAAAGATTGGGGAGATGCTATCATGTCAACACCTGTGCCAACACAGACTGGAGATTTTCTTCTATTTCCTGGTTGGTTGCGTCATCGCACTCAGAAATCTACAGGAAGAAGACACGCAGTAAGCATAAACTTTAACGGTAATTTAGTATGAAGGTACTCCTGATAACAGATCAGCATTTTGGTGTAAGGAATGATAACCAACACTATGTTGATAGGTACCGTAAGTTTTACACTGAGACAGTTTTACCTCTTATTGATAAGGAAGGTATAACTGAAATATTAAATCTTGGAGACACCTTTGATAGAAGAAAAGGAGTTAACTTCTCCTCCTTAGAGGCAGCTAAAGACATGTGGTTCAGACCTCTAGAAGATAGAGGAGTTAAAATGACCATGCTGCTAGGTAACCATGACATCTATTTCAAGAATACTCTTCGTGTTAACAGCCCTGAGCTTCTTCTTGGGGAGTTTGATAATATTGAGATCATTTATTGTCCAGGTGAAAGACTTATAGGTGGTAAGAAGATGATGCTTGTCCCTTGGATCTGTGATGAGAATAGGGAAGCAACATGGGAAGCAATACAGGATACAGATGCTGACTACTGTATGGGACACTTTGAATTGAATGGATTCGATCCCATACCTGGATATACTATGACTCATGGTGATGATCCAGCTCCATTTAAAAAATTTAAAACTGTATGCACTGGTCACTATCATGTCAAGAGTACCAAATCAAACATTAGTTACCTAGGTAATCCATGTCAGTTGTATTGGAATGATTACGGTCAAGAAAGAGGGTTTCATATTCTAAATACTAAGACAAGTAAATTAAAATTTTATGAGAATCCTTTTAAGACATTCCATAAGATCTATTATAATGATGATATAAATCTAACACCTAAACAAATCAAAGACCTTGACGGAATGTATGTAAAGGTTATAGTAGAAGAGAAGAAGGATCAGGTTAAGTTTGATAGTGTAGTACGTAGACTACAGGCTGCTGATCTAGCAGACCTTAAGATCATTGAGGATATGTCATACGATTTAGATGATGTTAATGATGATGTTGAAATTGAAGATACTTTGACAATACTTGAGCAATGTGTATCCGACTTTGAAAATAAAGAAGGTATATTTAAAATATTAAAAGCACTATACATGGAAGCACAGGAGGTTTGATGTTTGTACTCCTAGACAAAAAAACTGGAGGGGTCTATGCCGTAAGGGATGATGATCATACAGAACGTGTTGTCCAGATATTTCTTGACAAGGATGATGCAATGCGTTATTATCAAATGTTGAGAGCCGATAACTATCCTCGTAAACTTGCTGTGCAAGAGATAGAAGAGGAGCAAGTTAAGGAAAATTGCACGATGCATGGATATGCATTTAGTTTCATCAGTCCTGATGATTTTGTTATACCACCCCCACAAGATTGAATGATAATATTTGAAAAGATTCGTTGGAAGAATTTCCTATCTACAGGTAACTCTTTCACAGAGGTGAATATTACTGATGCTCAATCCCATTTGGTTGTAGGAGCCAACGGTGCAGGGAAATCTACTATGTTAGATGCTCTGTGCTTTGTTTTGTTCAATAAACCATTTAGAAAAATTAGTAAGAGTCAATTAATTAATAGTATTAATGAAAGGGAGACTGTAGTAGAGATAGAGTTTCGCATAGGTGGTACAGATTACCATGTTATCAGAGGAATTAAACCAAATGTATTTGAGATTCATAGAAACGGTAACCTCCTTGACCAAGAGGCTGCTCAGAAGGACACTCAAAAATACCTTGAGCAATCAATTCTCAAGTTTAACTTCAAATCCTTTACACAAGTCGTCATCCTCGGATCATCCACATTTGTCCCATTCATGCAACTCAACGCTCCTGTCAGGAGAGAAGTTATCGAAGATCTACTGGACATCCAGGTCTTCTCAAGAATGAATAATATCCTTAAGGATCGCATGAAAGATGCAAGAGAAACCCTTAAGGATTGTGAGCATAACTTAGCGATGTCGGAACGGAGTCTTACTCTCCAACAGAAGACCATCACTAACATGGAGAAGATGAGTACATCTCATAAGGATAAGATGCAGAAAAGAATAGGTGAGATTGATACAAGGATGGAAGAGAATCATGATGAAATAGATGAGTTTACTGTTAAGATCTCTCGAATGCAAGACATACAGACAGAGTATGATGAGATGAGAGATATGAGGGTTAAGATACAGAGTAACTTAGATAAGGCAGAGAGAGATTTAAAGTTTTATTGGGAGAATGATGAGTGTCCTACTTGTAATCAGGTAGTAGCAGACAAAACTGAGATGATAGAAGGAGCACAAGGTAGACAGAAGAGGTTTATAGAAGGTCTTAACATAATCACAGACTCACTTAACAGAGGAAACAAGCAGATTAAGGAGTTAAAGGGGTATGCAGACAAGATTAATGCTAATAACCATGAATATAAGGCACTTCAGAAGGAAATGAATCAATTGTTATCTGATGTGAGTGCAGAGACACCTAACATTGATGCTGAAAAGCAGTTACTAAAGCAGTATGAAGATAAACATTCGGCCATTTCAAATGACTGTGCTGAGGTTAATAAGGATCATGACAATTTAAAGGTGGTTGGTACCTTATTGAGGGATAGTGGTATAAAAAGTAAGATCATTGGCAAATTCGTACCAATTATCAACAAGTCTATCAATAAATACTTACAGAAGATGGACACCTTCTTTAACTTCACGCTTGACGATGAGTTTAATGAAGTAATTAAGTCCAGATATCGAGATGACTTCTCCTATGCATCCTTTTCAGAGGGTGAGAAGCAGAAGATTGACCTATCGTTGCTCTTTACATGGAGAGACATCGCTAAGCTCAAGAATTCTGCTGCTACCAACCTCCTCATACTAGATGAGGTGTTTGACTCCTCTCTGGATGACCAAGCAACTGATGAATTACTCAAGATTCTGAGGGGATTGGGGGATAATGTTAATTTATTTGTCATTTCCCACAAAGGGGAGCTACTTCTTGATAAATTTGAGAAAACCCTCCGTTTCGACAAGAGCAATGATTTTTCCAAACTGGCAGCATCATAGTAAGAAGGAGGCAAAGCGTCATCTTAAACCGCAAGCACTCCGATCAGCACGTGACAGACGCAGACACTTGAAGAAGTGTCTACTCAACCCTCCCAAGCGGAGGGTTTCCTATTATAATGTATACATACACGAAAAACAGCATGTCAAATCAGGAAGTCAAAGGGACACTCGCCAAACTACTAGCAACTGAGAATCTAATCGTTGAGCATAGGGTGGTAGAGACAGCATCATTCGATGTTGACAAGAGAGTCTTAGTACTTCCTATCTGGGATGTGTCTGACAGAGTATATAATCTGCTAGTGGGTCATGAGGTAGGTCATGCACTATACACTCCTAACTCAGACTGGAAAGATATGCCAGTCCCTAAGTCTTACATCAATATTACAGAGGATGCACGTATAGAGAAGTTGATGAAGCGTAAGTTTCCTGGTATCTCTAAAGATTTCTTCAAAGGTTATGAAGAATTGCATGAGTCTGACTTCTTCAGTGTAAGAGATGCAGATATGACAAGGTTACTTCTTATTGACAGAATCAACCTATACTATAAGATAGGTGCACATCATGTTATCCCATTTAATGCTGCTGAGATAGCACTTAGAGACGCTACAGGAGCGACAGAAACGTTTGAAGAGGCAATGGAGTGTGCCAAGGCAATTTATGAGTATGAAAAAGATAAAAAAGAAGAAGAAAAAGTATCCACCATCGATGGTCCTACCGATACAAATGATTTTAACATTGATGGATCTAGTGGCGATTCCACAGGAGAAGCAAGCGATGAAGAAACTACGGAGAGTGATGCGTCAACTCCAAATAAAGGTGAGGCTGAAGCAGATACAGAGGAGAATGAGGGCAGTGATTCTACCGAGGTAAGTAAGCAAGGTGGCACTGAAGCAGGTGATCTTGAGTCTATAACTGATCAAGCACTATCTGATGCACTTAGAAATCAAGCACAGATGAATGAGTCAGACCGTCCTAAGTATCTTGAGATTGACAATGTAGATCTTAAGCACCATATAGTAAGTGCTGATAGAGTTAATGAGTTGTCTCATGAGACATGGAATCATCCCATGTATAGTGATCCTAACTACGAGTATCATAAAGTGTTGGATTGGACTGACGTTGATAATGAGTATCGTAAGTTTAAGAAGGAGTGCTCACGTGAAGTAAACTATCTCTGCAAAGAATTTGAGATGAAGAAGGCAGCAACCTCTTATTCTAGAGAGACGGTTGCCCGCACTGGTGTATTAGATACTGGTAAGTTACATACCTATAGGTTTAATGAGGATATCTTTAAAAAGATTACTGTTAAACCTGATGGTAAGAATCATGGCATGATATTCCTACTAGACTGGTCTGGATCGATGGCAGAAGTTATCCATGACACATACAAGCAATTACTTTCACTGTGTCTCTTCTGTAGAAAATCAGGTATCCCATTCGATGTATATGCATTCATCCAAGATGGTAATCACTACCCTGAAAATTGGAATGAGGAAGACTATTCTGGTAGAGCAGGTACCTTCCATATCCCATCATCATTCTTCTTACTTAATTTCTTAAATGATAAGTTAAACAATCAGAAGTTTGATCAGTATGCTAGGGATCTCTGGAGAGTAACATACATGTATAATTACAGGTATTCTTACAGACACAGATGGAATAGTTATCAAGATCAACCCACAATAAATGTCCCTGATGCATTACCTCATCACTTACAGTTGGGTGGCACTCCATTAAATGAAGCAGTTGCTTGTCTCCAAACTCTTATCCCACAATTCCAAGCTAAGACTAAGGTTGAGAAGGTGCATATAAGTATCTTATCTGATGGTGAAGCAGCATACTCAGCAGAGTGGAGAGAGACAGAGTGGAATGGAAAAAAAGATATTATGAGATCTTGCATCCGATACAATACACATATCAGAGATAGAAGAAACGGACACACCTTCGCACCACTTAAGGTTGGTGGACAAGGTGGCATGACCACAACTAACCAGTTGCTACGCTATCTTAAGAGTCGTTTCCCTCAGTGTAATTTCCTAGGATTTAGAATTGCATCTAATCGTGAGGTTACCAGATATATTGAGGATGCATTTTATCCTAAGTATGCTACAATAGAAAAGCATAAGAAAGTCTGGAGTAAGAATAAATCATTCTCTGCTCCTATGTTTGGTTACCAAGAGCTTTACTTCTTAAACAATAAGAATCTAAATACTGACGTTGAGTTTGACCCTAAGAGTGACTCTAAGGCAGACATCAAGAGAGCATTTAGTAAGTCTCTTAAAGGTAAAGCAAACAATAAAAAGATTTTATCCTCTTTCATTACACAAATAGCATGAATATCTTTGCTGTAGATGAGGATCCTGCACTAGCAGCATTCTCTCTACCAGACAAACACGTAGTTAAGATGCCATTAGAGACCACTCAGATGATTTCGTTGGTCTTTAGTAAGTGGTATTGGAATGTAGGTCCAGTACTTAAGTTAGATGGCACTCCATACAAGACAGACAAGGGTGCATTCCGTAATCATCCATGCACCAAGTGGGCAGCAGAGTCTGCTGATAATTTACAATGGTTATTTCAGCATGGCATATCATTATGTCAAGAATATACTGATAGATTTGGTAAGAAACATGCATGTGAGAGTAGCATAAGACTTGCTGCTCTATCTCAAATGGATAACGGATGTCCAGAGCATCACACTCCATTTGTTAGAGCGATGCCTGATGAGTTAAAGTACGATGACACTATTGATACTGTTACTGCATACAGAAAATACATTGCTACTAAGCCATGGGTGCTCGATAATTATTTACGTGTGCCAGATAAGAAACCGTCATGGTTACCTACACAACCGCTTATTTTAAGCTTATAATAATAACATACAAACAAATACGACAATGCCAACAAAAATTACAGTTACTACTGAAGACATCAGAGATTATTTAGTAGGAGAATTCGGAGTAAATGTAAAGACTCCCCAACTGGTTAATGCATGTGATCATTTCGATCTTGCATACCAAACAATCTCAAAATACTTAGGAGAATTTAAAGTAAAGAGAGGAGTATGGGATCTAACAGTGGCAGAAACTAAGAAACAACTAGAGAAGACTTACACTCAGACACAGAGTCAGATTGTAGATTCATTTGACCCTGCCTACCTAGCAGCGAAGGATTTAAAACCTGCTAAGGATAATAATTTTGTACCATTCGGTACTTTTAATGACCTTAAGAAGGTTATAACATCTAAGATTTTCTATCCTATATTCATTACTGGTCTATCAGGTAATGGTAAGACCTTTGGTGTAGAGCAAGCATGTGCTCAAGCAAAGAGAGACCTTATTAGAGTTAACATTACAGTAGAAACGGATGAAGATGATCTTATTGGCGGTTTCCGTCTTGTTGATGGCAGCACTGTATGGCATAACGGTCCTGTTATTGAAGCCCTACAACGTGGAGCAGTCCTTCTACTCGATGAGATCGACCTTGCCAGTAACAAAATCCTCTGTTTACAATCCATTCTTGAAGGGAAGGGTGTATATCTCAAGAAGATTGGTAAGCAAGTAACACCTGCTGAGGGATTCACAGTTGTAGCAACTGCTAACACTAAGGGTAAAGGATCTGAGGACGGTAGATTCGTTGGTACTAATGTATTGAATGAAGCATTCCTAGAGAGATTCCCCCTAACATTTGAGCAAGATTATCCGAAAGCACAGACAGAAGTTAGAATGCTTAATAACTATTGTAAAGAGTTAGACTGCTGCGATGATAAGTATATTGCTAACCTAACTGCATGGGCAGAGATCATCCGTAAAACTTTCAAAGATGGTGGAGTGGATGAAGTTATCTCAACACGTAGATTGGTGCACATCATCAGAGCATATGCTATATTCTCTGATAGGGTTAAGGCAATTCAAGTATGCTTGAATCGTTTCGATGACGAGACAAAGAGGTCATTCTTAGAATTATATGATAAGATTGATAACGAGGTTGACATCGAGAACCTTGACAACATTCTAGCCAACTGATATACTACCTGTATGAAATACAGAGAAGACGATACGATCAAGGTGGTGCACGATTACATCGCAAGCACCTACCGATCACACTACTCAAACGAAGAGAAGGGGGTCCAGACTTTAGACCTCCTTGAGGCAATAGGATCAGCAGAGCATTTCTGTCAATCCAATATCATTAAGTATGCATCTCGATACAAAAAGAAGAGTCAGCATAAGAGTGACGTGCTAAAAATCATTCACTATGCTATACTATTATATTACTTCTCAGGTACTTCGTATCCTGATGATAAACCAGATCAACCCCCTACTCCCGCAGAATTTATAGATTATGACTAGCTCAAGAATTGAAGCAGCACAAATGGATCCAAAGAATTTGGATACAGCAGCATTAAGTGAAGGGGATATCCAGTTAAGTAAGAAGACTGTAGACATCCTAAGAAATTATAGTAATATTAATAAGTCTATTCTTATTAATCCTGGTAAGTTTGTACAAACTATGTCAGTCAATAAGAATATTATTGCTATGTCAACCATTGGTGAAGCAATCCCAGAGCAGATGGCGATCTATGATCTACCATTATTCTTAGGGGCATTGTCTTTATTCAGGAAACCTTGGTTACATTTCCCAGATAAGAAGAAGGTTGTGATCTATGATGAGGAGACAAAAGGTAAGACTGTTTTCTATTATAGTGATCCTGAGATCATTGTAACTCCTCCTGAATTTAATCCTGATTTACCTGACAAGGAATTGATGTTCCAATTACCACAGGTAGATTACCAACAGTTGTTACAGGCTGCAAAGGTCTATGGTGTTGAGGATCTATGTATCAATGGGTTTGGATTCAATGAGTATAGTATATGTGTAAGAGATAATAAGAATAAAACTTCTAATGTATTTTCATTACCTCTTAAGAATGTTGTATTTGATCAAGGACCAAGAAACACAGGTGAAGGAAATTACACGTTAACACCAGAGCGTCAAAACTTCTGTTACTGTTTTAAGGTGGAGAATCTTAAGTTGATTGATGCATCTTATCATGTGACTATAAGCAATAAAAACATTGCTTGTTTCACTTCAACAAGTCAGAGTGAGCAAAATTATTTCATTGCAATGGAGCCTAAGTAATGTTTCTATGGGTAGAGAAGTATCGACCAACTAAAATTGAAGATTGTATTCTACCCGATGATACTAAGGAAGTATTCAAGGGTTTCTTAAAGCAAGGGGAGATACCAAACCTCTTGCTTTCTGGCTCTGCGGGTGTTGGTAAGACTACAATAGCGAAAGCATTATGTGATGAGTTAGGAGTAGATAGTTATGTCATTAATGGGTCTGATGAGGGTCGATTCTTGGACACTGTACGCAATCAGGCAAAGACCTTTGCTTCTACTGTTTCTCTTACATCTGACTCTCGTCACAAAGTTATCATTGTGGATGAGGCAGATAATACAACACCAGACGTACAACTATTATTACGTGCGTCGATTGAGGAGTTTCAAAAGAACTGCAGGTTCATCTTCACGTGTAACTATAAGAATAAAATCATAGCACCACTGCATAGTAGGTGCTCAGTAATTGATTTCAGTGTTAAAGGACAAGATAAACAGAAGATTGCTGCTGCATTCTTTGGTAGAGTATGTGATATCCTTAAAAAGGAGAGTGTTAAGTTTGAAGAGAAGGTAGTAGCAGAGGTAGTTACAAAATATTTCCCAGATTTTCGTAGGACTCTTAATGAATTACAGAGGTATGCATCTACAGGTCAGATAGATTCTGGTATACTTACTTCAGGTAATGAGTTTAGTGTAGAGAAAGTAGTAGGTCATCTTCGTAAGAAAGAATTTACTAACATGAAGAAGTGGGTTGCTCAGAATATGGACAACGAGCCACAAGTTATCATGAGAAAGATCTATGATAACCTATACAACTTCTTTGATCCTAAGTCTATCCCAGAGGCAGTGTTAATTATCTCTGAGTATCAATACAAGTCTTCATTTGTGGTAGATCAAGAGATTAATCTTGTGGCATTTATGACAGAGTTAATGATGAGGTGTGAATACAGATGACTGAGGAGGAGAAGGATCCTAAAGTAATTAAACTTCCACCAGAGAAGTATGATTACTCAGCATGGGCATCAAAGAATTCTTGGAAACCTATCAGACCTGAGAATAGAAAAGGTAAAAAGAAATGAGACAGGATTACTTACAAGTTAATATGTTTCCTATTAGGTGTTGGTCATTTAAGTCTTCACAGAAAATGGTGAAAGATGTTTATGCGAAGTTACAAGACCTAGAGTATAGGAATTATAATAATGAATCTGGTGTTGGCACAACAGATGAGATTCATAATAACCCTGACTTCTATGAGTTACATGAATGGTTTCAACAATGTATCGATACAATACATGCTGATAATTCATGGACATGTGATAGAATAATTGTTAATAAATCATGGGCAAATAGATCTGATGCTGGTAGTGGTCATCATCACTCACCACATAGACATCCTATGTCATATCTAAGTGGCATATATTATGTTACTGATGGACCACCTACTGTTTTTATAGATCCATTACTTCAAAGAGAGTGGGCACAACTACATGTTGATGGAGGACCAGTAGAAGACACTACTCAGTATGTCCATCCTCAACCAGGAGGTTGTTTTATTTTTCCTAGTTACATGTTACATGGATCAGAACCTAATGTAAGTACTAAGAATAGATTTTCTATTGCTTTTAATTCATTCCCTTCTGGTCAGATAAATCAAGGTGGATGGGATAGATCTATGATTGATTTAAAAGTCAAAGGGTGGAAGGATCTAGGTCCATTAGAGTTATCTAAATTTTTAAAGTGATGGCATATCCAGTAAGTAAGGTGCATAAATTGTTCCCTGTTTTAATCAGGGAGTATATGAAACCAGAGGATAGACTCAACGATGATTTGATTAATTTCTTTAAAGATTATCCTCAACGACAAAGCAATTTTCCAGAAGGTGTTATAACTAGTAGGCCAGATTTACAAAAGTGTGATAACATACATGTAAGGTTCTTGTTAGAATGGTTTAATGAATGCTTGGAAGAGTATCGTAACCAGTATCAACTATACTGTGAAGGATTAACTATCTCACAGATGTGGTTCAATCATGCTCCTGCTAAAAGTGGAGCTGGACATCCATTACATAGGCACCCCATGGCTTATGTTAGTGCTGTATACTACCTTACTGAAGGTGCTAAGACAGCATTTGATGATCCAGTTACACCTAGGGTGTATGATTCACTAGAATTAAACCAGCATGATAAGATGGAAGCAGCATGGGGCATCTGTGAGACCATCGATGCTGCACCAGGTAAGTTAATTCTCTTCCCATCATGGTTGAGACACTTCTCTGGTAGACAGTTAGAAGATTTTGATAGATGGACTATTAGTTTTAATGCATTTCCAGATGGTAAATGTAATCTTGGTCCTTGGGACATTCCACAATTAGAGGTAAAAGTATTATGAAGTATTTGAAGACACCGTTACGTTATCCTGGAGGAAAATCCAGAGTATCTAAAGATTTTATTCCTAGATTTCCTGCTGATATACGTGAGTATCGTGAGCCATTCTTAGGTGGTGGATCAGTAGCACTATTATTCTCACAGATGTATCCTGACATACCAGTGTGGGTTAATGATAAATATAAATACCTGTATAATTTTTGGGTCCATCTCCAGAAGGATGGAAAGAGATTATCGGAAGAATTGGTAGAGATTAAGACAGATAATTTAGCAGAGGACAAGGCTAAGGAGTTATTTAAAGGTGCCAAAGACAAAATACACAAAGCAGACCCTTATAATCAAGCTGTGCTTTTTTGGGTTCTTAATAAGTGCAGTTATAGTGGACTTACCGAGAATAGTTCCTTTAGTGCAACAGCATCTAGACAGAATTTTACCATTAAAGGTGCTAGAAACCTCGTTAATATTTCAGAGATCATTCAACCTTGGAAAATCACTAACCTAGATTACTCTGAGGTTATGAAAGCAGATGGTGACAGTGTGTTTCTTTTCTTAGACCCACCATATAAGATAGGGACATACCTATACGGTAGTAACGCTGAGTTGCATAAGAGTTTTAAACATGAAGAATTTTATGAGGCTTGCAATGTATGTAAGCATGATTGGTTTGTCACTTATAATAATGATGATGATCTAAAAGAGATGTATAAAGATTACCATCAAGAAGAATTTAAAATTACTTATGGTATGAAGCATAGACCAGACAATAAATTGAAGAAGGAATTGTTAGTAGCAAACTATGATATTAATGCCACACCTTTAGAGGTAATGTATGCATGAATATCCCTCTGATATCTTTTGATAATTTTTATAAAGATCCAGATAAGATAAGAGAGTATGCATTAGGATTAGACTTTAAATCACAGGGTCATTTTCCTGGTTTAAGGACTGATCCTATTCATGAGCTTGATGACTACATGTTTACTCAGATGAGTAGTAAATTTCTGTCTCTTATCACTGTACCAGAAGAGGGGTTTAATGGTACCATAACTACAGCCTTCCAAAAAATAAAATCTTACCATCCTGAAATGGCCAGCTTGTTAAATCGTGGTTTGATTCATAATGATACTGGATGTTTCTGTGCTGGTCTAGTATATCTAAACCCCAACCCTACTCTCGGTAGTGGCACCTCTCTCTATAGGTTGATACCTGATGAGTTTGATGAGCATGTATCTTACGAAGCACATAATGCACAGTTTGAGACTACCGCAGAGATAAAAAACGTGTATAATAGATGTGTTATATACGATGCCCAAGAGTGGCACTCCCATACAAATTGTTGGATGGATGGGGAGGACAGGTTAACTCAAGTTTTCTTTGTTAATTCCTTTGAAGTCCGTGAAAGAATAGCCTCCGAAAGATGTAAATCCTATGACCTCTAAGCATGAGTATCCTTTAAAGGATTACCTTAACAGCATTAATTTAAAACAGGGTAATCTCTCTAAAGATGAGAGAGCAATGAAAAAGTATCCTGCTTTCGTTATTAATAAGTGTCTCTCTGCATTTATTGACACTGTAATGCATGCTAATGAGATGAATGCATCATCACATTTAGATAACGACCTTCAGTACGAGTATTTTATACATAGTGTTAGAAAGTCCAAGAGATTTTCTCCTTGGGATAAGAAGTCTAAAGACTGTGACCTCGACTTAGTGAAAAGATACTATGGTTATAACACTGAGAAAGCTCAGCAAGCGATGAGAATCCTAACTCAAGAACAAATTGAAGTTATTAGATCTAAATTAGATACTGGAGGAAGACAATGAGTGATGAGATCTCGTGGTCCCAAGACATGATGCTAGAAGTTACCCTAAAGGAACCAGATGACTTTCTCAAAGTGAGGGAGACACTAACTCGTATAGGTGTAGCATCTCGTAAGGAGCGTAAGCTGTATCAGTCTTGTCACATTCTACATAAACGTGGTAAGTATTACATAGTGCACTTTAAAGAATTGTTTGCACTAGATGGTAAGCCTACTAACATCACATCTAATGATGTGCAACGTCGCAATCGTATCGCTAAACTACTATCAGACTGGGGTCTGATTGAGATAAGCACTGAAGTTACGGACTTAGCACCTCTTAACCAAATAAAAGTTTTATCCTTTAAAGATAAAGGTGAATGGACACTAGAGTCCAAATATAATATTGGTAAAAAGAAGACCCCACAGGAGGTGAGTTAGTATGGCTGACAAGAAAGAAGAAGACTTGACAAAAAAAGGTATTATTGGTACTATAAAGGACAAGATCTTACCAGATGAAGACGAACAAGCTGCAATCATATCTACTTTTGTGAGACTTGGTGTACTTGTTTGGTCGGGTGGAATATTGACGTTAAATTACGTCGCCATCCCAGGAGTACCACAACAGAAAATCGATCCGACTTTTATAGCCTCGGTTTTTACTGGAGTTTTAGCTAGCTTTGGGATTCAAACCGCTTCTAAGAAGGGGGATGGTACCATGAAGATGAATGGTAATGGTACTAATGGTAACGGCAATGGCGGTGGACCTGTGCAAACCTTAAGGATTGAGCAAGCACCACTAAAGATTATTGCTGTTGATCCTGGTAAGAAGGATGAAACATACAAATTATAAGAATCATGCAGAAAATTATTAATGTTATTGCTGTTGCGGCTGGCGTTGTATCTCTTGCCGTTGTTGGCGTTGGTGGTTACGTTTATGTTAACCAAGACTCCATCATAGAGTCAGTTAAAGAGAAAGCATTAGGATCACTCGGTGGTCTTGGTGGTGGTGCTCTCGGTGGTAGTCTACCTAGCCCAACTGCACCTCAGTCAATGCCTTCATTACCAGTGCCTAACTCACCATTGTAAATGGATCATAAACTATATGAATCTCAGGTTGTCCTAGGCAATCAGAGAGTGATGATTAACATTTTAAATAATGCCATCTCCTTTCTAGGAGATGTAGATCCTACGTGGACTTACGACAAATATAATTTATTCGGATTAACCTCCCCAACTCAGGTCTTCTATGACCTATACAAAGAGTTGAGGGGGTTTGTTTATGACTATACAGGTGAGGTAGACCAACTATGGATGCAGTCATGGGTTAACTATCACATGCCAGATCAACTTTTAAAGAGGCACAACCATGCATATCCTATACATGGATACATCAGTGTCGATCCTAAGCTTACTAAGACATCCTTTGATAATTATGAGATTCAGAATAGGATAGGTGACGTATACATAGGACCAGGTGGTAGATATCATAGTGTAGAGTTAATGGAACCATTCTACACACCAAGGATAACTATAGGTTTTGATGTAACTGATAATCCTACTAAAGCTACTGGCAATTTAGGAATGATACCTTTCATATAATGTTTACTAGACTAGAGACTCCAGATACAGGAGATTATACAAGCCTTAAGGAAGTGATCCTAGGAGCACACTTCGGTTGGTCATATAATAATAAGGCAACCCCCTTCATGGATAAGGTTAAGGGGTACCATGACTTATCATTCTATTCCCATGCCTTTCTACATGGTCCTAGTGATAAACATGGACTATACTCTAAGGCAAATTCAGAGTGGTTGCCGAATGTAGAGACTGTTGTTGGACAAGTTTTTGAGATAAATAAAATCAAAGCACACTGTGTGTATCGTATTAACGCTAACGCAGTGCACCCAGTTGAAGGTAACGTATTAACGGTACCTCATACAGATCATGAGTTTCCCCATAAAAACTTATTAATTTACTTGACTAGTGTCGGTGGTGATACTATAGTATTCGATGATGCTGGTAAGAAGCACCACTTCACACCAGTTGAGGATGATATAGTAACTTTTGAAGGGTTACATTGTATGGTTCCACCTAAGAAAGGTAGACGTGTAGTAATAGTAGTAACTTATCTCTAATGGATGTACAGAAAATTACAACAAGTGTAACAGCAGCAGCAGTCATAGGTACTGGTGCTACCATAGGTGGTGGTCAAGTTATTGATAACTATAAGGGTGGTCCTGAGAGAAGAGCTAATGCTGAGGAGGTTAGACTCCGTGAGATCATTAGA